CTTCGACCGCGTGACACGGGGCCTCCGGAGTAGCCCACCGACGACGGTGTTTCGCTACGAGCCGGACAGCGAGGACGGGCGATGAAAAGGCTTCAGTGGATTTTCGCCAACGCCCTCAACGTGACGTTGTCCGGCAACGACCATAAGGTCATCTACTGGACCGCGAAGCAGGAGTTCGAAAAAGCGAGCGAGCATTCGCTGCTCCGTGATGTGCCTGACGACGTCCGCGCGATCTGCATTGAACGCGACACGATCCTGCAGCTGCAAATCTACCCGAACACCCCGGTGCATTTCGTTGGCTTCACGCACTACGATCTCGACGAGCTGATCGAGGCCGCGTACGTGTGGCTGTGCGCGGCACGCAAGGTGCCGCCCGAGTTCTCGCTGATCTGCGGCAAGGCGCAGGAGAAAGGCCATCACGACGGCCCGTCATGTGGCGGCGTTTGCGTGCTCAAGACGGGACACGACGGGCGCTGCCAATGCGTTGGCGACAAGGACGGCCCGGGCAGCTGCCCCGCCTAGTACTGAGACACGAAAGCCCGCGAACCTTGCGGGTCGCGGGCTTCCTGAGGCGCTTTGGTCGGCGGCTTCAGGAAGGACTGTGGCAGATGAGCACGGTATCAGCAAGAGTTTCGGGGCAGGGTTCCGCAGCGAAACGCATTTGGACAGGCGTACCGAACAAGGGCGAGCGCCGTCGAGTACGCGTGGGCATTGATGAGGACCTCGCTTGGTTTCTCGAGTGCGGTGGAGCAGTGCTCGGCGAGAAGGGCACCCTCGGCGGCATCATCGCGCAGCTCGAGCGCGGCGGTGTCGGCGGCGGCATGCCGAACACGGACCCGTACAAGGACGAGCAGATTGGGTGGGGGCGCACCGGTGGAACGATCGGCCAGGTCGAGCGCCATCGCTGGCTGACGACTGCTTGGCTCGCACTCACCCCTGAGAGTCAGCGAGTACTCCTCGCGCGCTACGCGACGCCGCCCGCCGACTACCGCTCAGACGAAGGGTACGGCGCGCGCGACAAGTACGTGGAAGGCGCACATCCGGTCGGCCCACGTCCAATGCAGGCGATCGGCAAAAGCGGGAAGCCGGTGAAGCGAAAGCAGTTCGAGGCTCGCCTACAGCGCTGGCAACGAGAGGCTGATCGAATCTCGGCAGCCGCCCGCCGTACTAGCGTCAATGCCGAGCTCGGCGAGTTCGCGACCCTGGCGATCATGCTGTGTGCGCACCCAGGCAAGCTGGCCGATGCCTGTGCGAGCCCAGGCAAGGCGAATCGCGAATTGCGCAAGACGGCGCTCGACGCTGCCAAGGCAGCCAGCGAAAAGGCTCACGCCGAATGGTCCGAGTCGAAGCGCGGGGCCGATCCAGCACGCACTCGCGAGCAGCGCGTGAAGGTCGGTGGACAATGAAGCGCTGGCTGACGACCACCGAGCTTGGCAACGCCCTGGCGGCCAAGTCGACGCGCGTTGCCAAGCTGAGCAGCCGCCGCCGCGCCGAGTACGCTCGCCGCCTGGTGGAGCGCGCCGAGCGCTTGGAGAGTGTGCGCTGCTCCAAGCGCGAGGGGCGTCGCATGCTCGTGAGCGTGAGCGCGCTGGCCTACCTGCTGCCCTCCGAGGTCGCCACCGTCGACCGGCTGGACGTCGAGTTTGGGAAGCTCGCGCAGAACCAACGTGCGCTCCGGCGCCAGGTACGCGGTCATGCCGCTCTGATTTCCGACCACGCCAAACGGCTAAAGGTGGTTGAGGAAATTACCAAGGAAACAGCGCTATATCAGCAGCGAATCGCGCCGCTGCTCGCTGCGCTGTGACGCACTTTGGACGCACGCTCGCCGCACGCCATGCACACCCCTTCATAGCCGCACGCGCCCTAGGCGCGAGTGCACACACGCAGCGAGGTCGTCTTGTTCGAACATCGTCCAACCCTCGCAATCGAAGTCGCCCGTTTTGATTACCGAGCCAATCCAGCTGCCCAGCGCACCAGTCTTGCGCCGTCGCCCACGGCCGCTCAGCGAGCCCTCTGGACTCGAGGAGCTGTTGAAGCCGGACCCGGACGCCCTCTGGGCGAAGGGGCTGAGGAACTTCCTGGAAGGGCGGAACGAGCGACCGGCGGAAAGGCGCCGGTCCGCTATCGCGGCTGAGGTCGAGGAGCTATTCGCCGAAGCGCAGCGCATGCCGCGCGCGCGGCGCTGACCCAAAAGCATGGCCGGAGCGCCAAAGGCGGCTCGCAAAGGCTGCCGGCAGCAGAGTCCGAGCCCAGTCCCCCGAAAGCGTTTGCGCGTGAGTACGGGGATGGTCCCAATCCGATGATCTCCGTTGAACTCAAAGGCGACAAGCGCATGGTGGCCGACCTGGCCAAAATGCGTGCCAAGGCCATGCCGTATGCGGTGCGCAACGCGCTCAACACGGCAGCCTTCGAGACCCGGTCCATCTGGCAGCGGGAGATCAAGTCGACGTTCGTAAACCGCAACACCTACACCGTGAACTCGGTTCGGGTGGAGCAGGCAAGTACGACGAAGCTCGAGGCCAAGACCGGCAGCCTTGCCGACTACATGGACGAGCAGGAAGAGGGCGCGACCATCCGAGGTAGCGGCCCGCACAAGGCCATCCCAACGGCCGCCGCTGCTGGTCAGTCAGGCGGGACGCGCACTCGGCTCATCCGCGGGCGCTTCTACCTGGGGGCCATCCAGGTGGCCCACCCTGCCCTGTCAGGTGGGCGTCGACAACAGAACGCCATCGCCATCGCCGTGGCCCGCAAGCAGGGCAAGAGTGTGGTGCTGCTGAACAGGCCCAAGGGAGGCAAGGCGCTCTTCCTGCTGGGCAAGGGCACCAAGCGCAAGCTCAAGGCGCGCATGCTTTGGGACGTCTCGCGCGGCTCGGTAAAGGTGAAGCCCGAGCCAACGTTGGAGCGTTCGATTGCTCAGGTGAAGCCGAAGCTCGAGCACATGATGCAGGCCTCGCTGACGCAGCAGATGCAGCGGTTCAATGTGGGCAAGTGACGCTTGCGGCGCTACATCACCTAGCAGTGAAAGACGCCAAGACCGTCCTCGCGCTGCTGCACGAACGAGTGACCTACGACCGCCTCGCTGGCGCGCTGTACCGCAAGGGAGGCCCCGGCGTTCCAGCTGGTCAACGGCTCGGTTCGCCGGACAGCCACGGTAGGCGGCAAGCCACCTTTGCTGGTACCCGCTACGGCGTCGATTGGCTGATCTGGCTGCTGGAGACCGGTTCATTCCCGACCGAGTGCCTCTCACACCAGAACCGAGACAACGGAGACGACAGGTTTTCTAACCTGATAGAGGGCAAGCGAGAGCCGTGCAAGAAAGGCCGGGCCGCAGCTTTCCTCGCCAAGGCCAAGCAACGCTTTCCAGACTCCGGGCACGACCTATCTCAGGTGGTGTACTTGAACACATGGACCCGCGTCCGGATCTCTTGCCCGACCCACGGCGCCTTTGAGCGGAAGCCCGAGGGCTACCTCGGCTCGACCCATGGCTGCCCCACATGCTGCATCGAGCACCAGAACGCTTCCGTCAGGAAGACCGACGAGCAGCGCCGCGAGACTGAGCGGCGTTACCGAAAGGCCAATCGAGCGCTCTACAGTGCTGCAGCGCTCCGGTACTACCACCGCAACGTCCGCACCAATGCCGACTTCACAGTGGCGTTGGCTTGTCGCAACCTAATAGCCCGCGTCCTGTACGATACCAAGCGCAGGCGGAACGGTCGCACAGAAGCCCTACTTGGGTACTCCTTCGCAGAGTTCAAGGCCCACATCGAGGACCAGTTCGAACCGTGGATGAGTTGGGCGAACCACGGCGAATGGCACGTCGATCACATCTTCCCGGTCTCGCGCTTCATTCGCATGGGCGTGATCGATGTGAAGGTCATCAACGCGCTGTCGAACCTCAGGCCCTTGAGCAAGCAGGCCAACATGGCCAAGCGCGACAAGGTGATTGGCACGAGTGTTGCCAGCTAAAACGGGCGGGTCCTCCGACATGGGTGCCGGATAGGCGCCGTTTAACATTGCGACCGCGGTCCGAGAGACAAAAGTCGTTTTTTTCGTGGGGTCAACCGAGCGTCAACCACGACGTCAACCGCTGACCCACCGCTGGAATGGCCCCCCGCCACATCAAACAGTCCGCCCTTGCCGGAATGGCCGGGGTGTCGAAGCAGGCGATCTCCAAGAGGTGCAAGAAGGACTTGGCGCCGGCCATGGTCGGCGACCTGGTCGACCTCGACCACGCGCTTGTGAAGGCCTTCCTGCAGGACCGCGGTCGCAAGGCTCCAGCCCCTCCCCGCGCTCCGACCAAAAGCCCGAAAGCGGCCCGTCCCGGCCACCCCGAACCGACGGCGGCCACCGACTTCGCCGATCTCCCGCCGAGCGCACCGACCGGCTACCGACCGAACCTCGACGCTGACGACCCTGCCGCTGGCTTCAGCGTCGGCTCGCCTGAAGATCTCGAGGCCGTCGGGGAAATGCTCCGCCCTCTCATCGAGCGCTTTGGCACCGACGAAGGCTGCAAGAACTGGCTGATCGCGCTTCGCGAAAAAGAAAACATCCGCGCCAAGCGGCTCAGCAACGAAGAGACCGAGGGGCAGCTAGTCCCACGCGAGTTCGTGTTTGTGCACATGGTCGCGCTCCTCGAGGAGCTGTTCAAGCGCCTGATCGGCGATTTGCCGAAGTCGCTCGTGCGACGACTGTTCTCGATGGCGCACACCGGCGCGTCGCATGCGGAAGGAGAGCGTGAGGCTCGCGAAGCCGTGAGCACGCACCTCGACGCTGCGAAGGCGAAGATTTCAAAGACGATTCGGGATGCAGAACGACGCGCAGCAGAAAGGCGCGCTCGAGCCGACAGAGGAGCAGGCGAGATGGTGCGCGGAGCAGATCGAGGGGCTGACAACCCGGCTTGACCCACTCACTCCGTCCGAGTGGGCGGAGCGCAATCGATACCTCCCCCAGGGCGTAACGCCGCTGCCGGGTCTGTTCAGCTTCAAGGTCACGCCGTACCTCCGCGAGATCGTCGACTGCCTCGGCGTCGAGTCTCCAGTGCGCTGGATCACCGTCATGAAGGGCGTCCAGCTCGCCATGACGACGGGCGTGCTCGAGAACGGCATCGGCTATTTCATCGAGCAAGTGAAGTCGGCCTCGGTGATGATGGTCACCGCGGACAGCGATCTCGCGAAGCTGCGCATGGAGCAGGCGATCACGCCGATGCTCCAAGAGTCGGGCTTGATGCCCCTCATCAAGTCGAACGACGAGGGCAACAACAGAAAGAGCGGGAAAACAGACAAGAAGTTGGATTGGGTCGGCGGTGGCTGCCTCATTCCCAACGGCGCGCAGAACCCGAACAAGTTTCGGTCGCTGCCCATCCGCATCATGTTGCGGGACGAGATCGACGGCTGGCCCGACGTAGTGGGCACGAAGAGCCAGGGCGATCCGATGAAGCTCACCGAGGATCGCACCGCGACCTACGAGGATGAGCGCAAAATTCTCGATATCTCGACGCCTCTCGTCAAAGGGCAGTCGAAGATCGAGAAGCAGTTCCTGCTGGGCGACCAGCGCTATTACTTCGTCAATTGCGTCGCGTGCGGGCACTCGCAGCGTCTGCGCTGGAGCCAGACCTCGCCAGAGGGTGTCGTCAGTGGCATCGTTTGGGACACGGACAAGAAGACCGGCGAGCTGGTCCCCGGTAGCGTCCGCTACCTCTGCGAAGCGTGTGGCCACGCTCACACTAACGACGATAAGACACGAATGCTGGCGCCAGAGAACGGCGCCCAGTGGATCCCAACCGCGGTCCCGAGCTCACCGGACCGCCGGAGCTACCACCTCAGCGCGCTCTATTCCCCGGTCGGGATGCAGACCTGGGAAGCTCTCGTTCGAAAATTCCTCGAAGCCTGGGATCCGGTCAGGAAGGTCGTTCGGGACTTCGAAAAGTTCCAGGTCTTCTACAACAACGTGCTCGGCGAGAGCTACGAACTCAAGGGCGAGAAGGTCAAGTTCGAAGCGGTCTCGGGCCACCGCCGTCATTGCTACAAATACGGCGAGATCCCGAACAAGTGGGCCACGCAATTCGCAGGCGGGCCCATCCAGCTTCTCGTGTGCACGGTCGACGTTCATGATGACAACCTAGCGGTCTCGGTCTGGGGTTGGTGCCGAGACAACCGAGTGTTTCTGATCGACTACGAGCGCTACGAGGGAGACACCGAGCAGCTCGACGACGCGGAGACTTGGGTCAGGCTGCGCACCCTCATCGAGACGAAGGAATATCGCGCCGATGACGGCAAGCGATATCGGCTCGAGCTGACGCTCGTCGATTCAGGCTACCGCCCATCCCAAGTTTACGAATTTGCAGAATCGTGTGGCGTAGGCGTTTTCCCGGTAAAAGGCCGTGCAGAATCGCCGAACGGCGCAAGCCACAAGGAATTCTCCGAGTTCACCACGCCGCTCGGAACCATCGCCTACGGCATCACCGTCGACATCTACAAGGACCGTTGGAGTGCGTTGCTGAAGCGCCAATGGGACGGTCAGAGCCAGCAACCTGAAGGCTTTTTTAACGCCCCAATCGACGCGACGGACGCGCAGCTCAAAGAGCTGACGGTCGAAGTGAAGCGCGAGAAGGTGCAACCGGGAACACGAAAGCGCATTGGCACCGAGTGGCATCGCCCAAGCGGTGCGCCGAACGAGCTCTGGGACACGCTCGTGTACTCCAGCGCCGCCCTCGAGATGATCGCTCGCGACATTTGTATCCGCCAGTGGGAGCTGAAGTTCGTGGACTGGAAAGCATTCTGGGACGCCTGCGAGCAGCAAAAGCTTTTTTTCTCAGAACCTCCGAACTGAAGCCATGACCACCTGCTGCCAAGACGACCCTGCGTTTTGGCAGGAGCAACTCACTTCGATGAAGGCCACCGTGCGAGCGCTCAGCGCCGCAATCACCGCCTTCGCGATCAGCAATATCCAAAATTACCAGCTGGATACCGGGCAAACCCGCCAAATGGTGACGCGTGCCTCGCTGGCAACTTTGCGCGATACGCGTGCGGAACTGCTGAACGAGATCGCGGTGCTTGAGGTTCGCCTCGGATGCGGCAGCGGCAGCACCCATGTGGTGCCGGGCTTCTGATGGGACGCCGTCGCCGCTCAAAAGTGCGCCCGCGCGCGCGCCACGACTCCGTCGCGCCAGCAGTGGAGCACCAGTCGCCAGTCCCAGTCGCTGCCGCCAACCTCGAGCCTTGGCGCTATTCGTACGATGACGGGACGAAGTTCCCTGGCGGCTACGGGCCGACCGAGCTGCTGCTCACGGACTATTGGACGTTGAGGCAACGCAGTTCCGAGCTGTTCGAGCGCAACCTTTACGCCCGCGGCCTGATTCGCCGCCTCGTCACCAACGAAATCAACGTCGGGCTCCACCTCGAAGCAACGCCCGAGGAAGCAATCCTCGGCTTAGCCGAAGACTCGCTCGCGGATTGGTCCGAGACCACCGAGAACCGCTTTTCACTTTGGTGCGACAACGCGCGGCTCTGCGATCAGACCGAGCGGCTAACGTTCGGTGAGCTGCAGGTCGCCGCTCGATGCGAAGCGCTGGTCGCTGGCGATGTGCTGGTGGTGCTTCGGCAGGATCCGCGCACGCAGCTGCCGCGCGTTCAGCTGATCAGCGGTGACCGGGTGCAGACGCCATTTGGCATCACCCCATCGGGCACGAACGAGGTTTGCCACGGTGTGGAGATCGACTCTCTCGGCCGCCAAGTCGCGTACTGGGTCACTCAGAAGGACGGGACCGCCAAGCGGCTGCCAGCATTCGGCGAGAAGTCTGGCCGACGGTTGGCCTGGCTGGTTTACGGCACCGACAAGCGCCTGGACGATGTGCGCGGCAAGCCTATCTTGTCGCTCGTACTTCAGTCTCTGAAGGAGGTTGATCGGTTCCGCGACAGCACGCAGCGCAAGGCGCTTGTCTTGAGCATGCTGGCGATGTTCGTCGCCAAGGGTGAGGCCAAGCCGGGGTCGCGGCCACTCACGCGCGGTGCAACGGGAAGCGGCCGAGAGCTCCAACCGGACGCTACCGGCGGTGCTGCTCGCGAATTCAAGACCGCCCTGCATAACCCGGGCTGGTCGATCGAGGAGCTACAGCACGGCGAGGAGCCCAAGGCATTCAAGGTCGACGGCACCGTCGAGACCTTCGGGGTCTTCGAGCAATCGATCATCCAAGCCGTCGCATGGGCCAACGAAATCCCGCCCGAAATTTTGATGCTGTCGTTCGGCTCGAACTACAGCGCGAGCCAGGCGGCGATCAACGAATTTAAGATGTACCTGAACAAGGTTCGCACCTCGTTTGGGAATGCTTTTTGCCAACCGATTTACGTCGAATGGCTGCTCGCGGAAGTGCTCTCGCAGCGAATTGAAGCGCTAGGCCTCATCGAGGCGACCCGCGATTCGCAGCTGTACGACAAACTGGCGGCTTGGATCTCGGCGGATTGGTCAGGGCAAATCAAGCCCGCGGTCGACCTTTCCAAGCTCGTTTCCGGCTACGACGCGATGGTCGCCGGCGGCTACATCACCCGTGATCGCGCCGCGCGGGAACTCTCCGGCACGAAATTTTCGAAGAACATCAAGAAACTTCGGCGGGAAAACATGCAAGTCGCCGAAGCAAACGCGCCGCTCGCGGAGCTTGAGGCACTCAAGAAGCCTGCCGCATCCGCGGGCAGCGAAGCCGGACCAACCGAGGCTAAAGGCCAGGGCGACGACGGCGCCGACGATGCGGTCGAGGGCCACGCCAACACGCGCCCGCGTTTGGAAGTCGTCCGCCCGCCCCCAAAACTGCTCGAAGCCGCTGAGTAGCTGCTCGAGCGCGAGGTAACGAATGCGTCATATGCTCCTTCGCGCGGACATCGCGGACCAACTTGCCCGGCTCTATCGGACGTCGCCGGCGCCGGCCGCAGCCGACCTGCTGCGCTTCCGTGAAGCCCGCGCCGCGCGACCGCACTCTGCCACCAAGGTCATTGGTGCGCGTCCGGCCGCCGCAGCGGAGCCCGAGAACTACGCCGTAGTGGGCAACACCGCGCAGATCACGGTCGAAGGCGTGCTCTCCGAAGAGCCAGACTTCTGGGCGTGGCTGTTCGGCATGGACGGCACCACGTACCGCGACATCCGAGACGCGCTCGCGCTTGCGGCGGCGGATCCGCTTGTCAGAAACGTCGTGCTCGCAGTCGCGAGCCCTGGCGGCTATGTCGACGGCCTATTCGAGACGCTCGCCGCGCTCGAGGCGTTTCCGAAGGACATGACCGTGCGCGCCACCGAGGCGCAGTCCGCGGCCTACGGGCTGTCAGCAATGGCAGGGCCGATCACTGCGCTCGGCCCCGCCTCGTGCTTCGGTAGCGTCGGCGTCGCTATCGACTACACGTTTAGAGCGGACGTCGAATACGTCAGCCTTACGAGCACCGAGGCGCCCAACAAGCGCCCCGACCCACGCACCGCAGAGGGCAAGGCGGTCGTCGTGGCCGAGCTCGACGCGCTGCACGAACTCTTCGTCGACGCCATTGCCCGCGGCCGCGCGCGTGCAACGGGCAAGGACTTCTCGGTCGAGAAGGTGAATTCGACGTTCGGGCGCGGAGCCACGTACCTCGCCGAAGCCGCGAAAGCGGCCGGCATGATCGACAAGATGCCGCGCGCCGTGAAGAGCGGCGCCAGCGCCGAAGCGGCACCCACAACTCCAATTGCCGCTGATGGCGGCGAAGAAAAGGTAGTCACGATGACTCTTCCCGTCCTCACCAAAGAGCAACTCAAGCTGCAGTACCCGGAGCAATGCGCCGCCCTCGAGGCCGGCGTGCTCGAAGAGGAGCGCGATCGCGTCGATGCTCACCTCACGATGGGTGAGGCTTCTGGCGACATGGCGACCGCGATCGAAGCGGTGCGCAAAGGCTCCAAGATGACGAGCCTGATGCAGGCCAAGTACATGAGCGCTGGCATGAACCGCAAGGACCGCGACGACCGCCAAGCCGATTCGGACACCGCCGGCGCAGTCGTAGCGGGTACCGCCAAGACTGGTGGCACGCAGGGCGGCGCAGCTCCGCTCGACAACGGCGACCTCGTTGCCGGCGCCATGGGTCTGTCCCTCCCGAAGCCCGCGGCCTGAGCGCCGCGCCTCACCCTCCAGCTCACCCCTCAGAGGCTTTGAAGCAAAATGCCCAATATCGTCAAAACCACGCTCGACAACGGCGGTGTGATCGCTCCTGGCGCCTCCTACAAGACGCGCCCCGAACTCATCACCTTCACCGGGGTCGCCACGCTGCTCGCTGGCTGCATCTTGGCTCGTGACACCTCAACCATGAAGATGGTCCCGTACGTCAAGGGCGGAGTGGCCAACGGCAACGGCGTCCCGGACACCGTTCTGCTGTACCCGGTCACGTCTACGGGCGCCGGTGACGTGATGTCCGATGTACTCATCCGTGGTGATGTCCGCAAGGAACGCCTCGTGATCAACGCCGATGGCACCGACGCCAACATCGATGGCGCCGTGATCGATCAGCTGCGAGCGAGAGGGATCACCCCCCTCACGACGAAGCAGTTGGCTGTTCTCGATCCGTGATCGAGCCGCACTCCGCGTAGCCAAAACAAGCACTGAAAGCCTCGCTACCCGCGCACCGCAGCGCGCTTGGTCGGCGGCGCGGAGGTGCGCCCATTTCCCGCAAAAAGAAGGCGATTCCATGTCTGACAACAGCACTACGATGATGCTCGAGCGCTTCAAGCTCGAGGTCGGCACCCCCAGCTTCTTCGGAGGCATCTTCACGACGAAGCCCAAGGGCGTGCACATGACCGAAAAGGTCGAGATCGATATCGAGCGCGAAGAAGAGGACATCGCTGTCCCCGTCCAGCACATCACGTCGAGCTACCGAGACAACGAGTTCGACCAGGCCGTGAACAAGGGTTTCACGCCTCCGATCATCAAAGAGGCGTTCGGCGTCGTGATCTGGGAGCAGATCAAGCGACAGCCGGGTGCGAATCCGTTCGAAAACCCGGACTTCGCCCGCAATGCCGGGGAGCGGGCGTTCAATGGCGTGCGCGTCTTGGCCAATAAGGTGCGCCGTACGGTCGAGCTGATGGGCTCGCAGGTTCTTCAAACCGGCGTCATCAACGTGCCGGACTTCGGCGGCAACACGGCGTTCAGCCTCGACTTCGGCATGCGGTCTGGTCACAAGATCACCGCGACCACGTGGGCCGCCAACGGCTCCACCGGCACGCCCCTCGCCGATATCAGCGGCGCTGCACAGATCGTCCGAAAGGACGGCAAGAAACGCTGCAATCAGCTGGTTTTCGGCACCGGCGCCATGCAGCGCTTCCTGGCGAACCCCGGCGTTCAGCTGCAGCTCGACAAGTTCAAGATCAACCTGGGCGCCCTCACTCCTGGCATGCGCAGCGAGACCGAGGACGCGACCTTCTACGGGTACATCTGGATCGACCAGTACCAATACGAGATGTGGCTGCTCGACTCGTATTACCGGCACCCGCAGACCGGCGTCATGACGCCGTACATGAACGACAACAAGGTCATCGTGCGCAGCACCAAGGCGCGCATGGATCTGAGCTGGGGCCTGATCCCGCGCCTCGTCCCGTCGGACGCGCGCGCTCAGCAGTTCTTGCCGGGCCGCCTCACCGCGCTGGACCTCGGCATGGATCTGCAGCCGTACAGCTACATCCCGTCCGACGGCGAGTCGCTGATGATCAACATGGGTGCTCGGCCGCTGTGCATCCCGGTCGAGATCGACTCGTACGCTTGCCTCACCGTGTTCTGAGCCCGCCGGCGCTGCCGCTCAGCGAGTAAGCGCCGGCCGTTCGCCCCCCCACAACTTTTCAAAGAAAGCAGCATATGGCAACTCGCAGCAACAAAGAACTCGTCAGCGACATCGTCGCGGTGTCCAGCAAGCTCGGCAAAACAGTCGAAACTGACGGCCTCGGCAATCCAGAACTCGTGAAGCTCTTGGAAAGCTTGCAGGCGGAAGTGCCATCGGCGGGTTCCGAAGCGTCGAATCTCGTAACGTCCGATCAAGAGCGGCTGCAGAAGGAAGCTGTGCAGCGCGCGAGCGAAGCTGCCGAATCGAACCGCTTGCGCGAGGAGGCTGCCAAGGCTGCGGCGAATGGCACGGCTGAATACCGTGTCGCCCCCGGTAAGTCGATCGTTTGCCTGCGCGGCCACGTCGATGAAAATCAGCCGATCTCCGCGGCCGACTTCAAAGACGGAGATTTCGCCCTGAAGGACCTGCTCGGGCGCGGCGCAATCGTCCGGGCCAAGTGAGCCTTTCCGGCCTGGCTGCGATGGCAGCCGCTGATCTTCAGTCGATTGTAGGCGACGAGAAGACCGGTGGCTGCGCCATCACCCTCCAAGCGCCCGATGGCAGGGTGGCCGAGCTCCGTGCCATGCAGCAGGACATCGCGCATGCCGTCGATCCCGAAACGGGAAAGACGGTAAGCGCGCGCCGCGTGTCAGTCGCGTTGTCGATGCGCGACCTAGCGCTCGTCGACATGGAGCCTATCCGCGAGCTCGACGCCGCCACCCAAAAGCCGTGGGTGGTGACGTTCGCCGAGACGGTTAGCTCCCAGCCGCAGACCTTTTGCGTTGCCGAGACGATTCCGGATCGCACGCTCGGCTGCCTCGTTCTGATTCTCGAGTTCTTCGAGTCCGAGCCGCCCACGTAGCCCATGCCTGTCGCGACTGTACCGTCGAAAATCACGACTCTGATTGATCGGGTCGACAACAGCGAGCTGATTTGCAATCAAATTGGCGCGATTCTCCTCGCCGAGTCGATGGAGCAGCAAGCGCTTGCCGCCGGGGCGGAGAAGAACCCCAATCCCTGGAAGCTGCGGGTTTTCGTCGAGCGTTCGAACGCGTGGGAGATGTGGACCGACGCGCCGAGCGCCGGCAAGCCGAAGCCGGACTTTGATCGCTCGCCGATTATCAACGTCTCGTTCGATCAGGAGACGTTCGACAAGTCGAAAGGCGATCAGCACGAGCGGCAAGCGGCCGACGGAACATTCTTCATTGACTGCTTTGGGCTTGGGCTGAGTGCCGACAACCCCAACGGGTTGGGCCACTTCCTAGGCGACGAACTCGCCGCCATCGAGGCGAAGCGGGCCTACCGCCTGGTGCGCACCATCCTGATGAGCGCGCACTATATCACGCTCGGCTTCCCCCTGAAGCCGAACCCCGTGATCTGGGGGCGCTGGGTGCAGAGCATCCAGATGTCGCCCGTTGGCCCGACCGAACGCATCGCGCAGCACATCGTCGGCGCGCGTGTGTCACTTGGCGTCACTTTCAACGAGTTCTCCGAACAAGTTCAAGGCGTGCCGCTCGAACTCATCTCGACGCAGTTCTACCGCGCCGAAAATGGCGAGCTCCTGCTCGCTGCAGACTTCCCGATTTCCCAGGAGCCTGAGAATCCATGACTCAGATCGATAGTTCCGCCATTGCCAGCGTCACCGGCATCGAGACTCAATATGTGAGCCTGGGTGGGACAGCCGCCGCTGTGCTGACGCCGCGGGTAGCCGTGTTTGCCCAGGGACAGACCGGCGTTTCGTACCCGGCGACGAAAGCGCAGTACACGTCCGCCGGCCAAGCCGGCGCGATCTACGGCTTCAAGAGCCCAATTTACCTCGCGCTGCGTGAACTATTGCCGGCGAACGGCGACGGTGTCGGCGTCATCCCCGTCACGGTTTACCCGATGACGGACGCCGCTGGCGCGACTGCTGCAACTGGCGATATCACGCCCTCGGGCACCGCGGCATTTGCCGCCGAATACAAGTTGCGTATCGGCGGTATCGAGTCCAAGCCATTCGTCATCCCCGCGGGTGCGATCGATGTGAGCCTCACGCTGGCCAAGATTGGCTTTGCGATGAACAGCGTGCTGCACATGCCGGTCACCACGACCTACGCGTATGGCTCGGTGACCGCCTCGGCGCTGAGCGGTACCGGCAACGGCACGATCGGGACGCTCACCGTTGCTGCGCCAGCGCTGCCCGGACAGTACAGGCTCGTGCTCAATACGGCCGTGACCAACGGCGGCGTTTGGACGCTCACCGATCCGCTCGGAAACGTGCTCTCGACCACGCTCACCCAGACCGTTGGCGTCGGCACTTCGACACCGTTCTCGGTGAACGGGCTCGGCTTCACGATCACGGACGGCACCACAGATTTCGGCGTTGGAGCGACGTTCACGATCACCGTGCCAGCGACCAAGCTCAACTTCACGGCTGGCTGGAAGGGAACGATCGGCAACCTGATGAAGATCGAGGTGCTCATGCAGCCGACCGGCGTGGTGTTCACTGCGACCGCGATGAATGGCGGCCTGGTCGACCCCGACCCAACTGCCGCGCTCGCCCTCATGGGCAACGTTTGGGAGGTGTTTGGCCTGAACACCTTCCCGGTCGCAAACACCAACGCTCTCGACGCCTACCAGGCGTTTGGCGAGGGGCGTTGGGGTGTCACGACGCACAAGCCGCTCGTGATCGTGACGGGCACCACGCACAGCACGGTGGCGAACGCCACTGCGGTCAGCTCGACACGCAAGACGGACCGCGTCAACGCGTTGGTGCCAGCGCCCGATTCCCCCTCCCTGCCCTTCGTCGTTGCCGCGCGCACGCTCGCGCGCATGGCTGTGCAGGCCGGCGCTGACCCGGCAAGCGACTACTGCGGCCTGCCGATCACGGACCCCGGTTTCGGCGTGGTCCCCGGCGCGGACTCGGCGCAATGGGATTGGCCGACTCGCGATCAGGCGCTCAAGCTCGGGTGCTCGACCACCGAAATCGTCGACAACGTCGTCACCATCGGCGACCTGATCACGATGTGGGCACCGACCGGCGAAGAGCCTCCGGCCTATCGGAACATCAAGGACATCGTGAAGGTGATGACCATCATCTACAACGTGAGCCTCGAGTTCAACGGTCCGAAGTGGCGCCGTGCCGTGCTCATCCCATCCGATCAGGTCTCGACCAATCCGAATGCGCGTAAGCCGAGCTCGGCGATCGCCGCAATGGCCAGCATCGTCGATGTGCTCGGCAAGGCGGCAATCATCAGCGATCCAGCGTTCACGAAGAAGACGATCACGGCCTCGATCGACTCGAGCAACCCGAACCGCATCAACATCGCTGCGACGTTCAAGCTCTCGGGTAACACCAAGATCAAGGCCGTAACGATCTCGTTCGGATACTACTTCGGCACTCCGGCGATCGCCGCCTAATAACCAATCACCGCGCAACGCGGCTGTACCCCTGAGCGCCTAGCTGCGCAGTCGGGGAGGCCGCGGTGTGCCCGCACTTTCCCCACGCACGAGCGAGGAATCGAATGGCATCAGTAGGCGGCTCCGTAAAAGCATTCACCGTGGATTCACGACCGTTCAGCGTCGCGGCAGACGCGGACGTGGAACTGAAGATCGGCGGCAATAAGGTCACCGTTGAGATGAACGGTGATGGCACCCCACGATATCTAGGCGCCGTCGAAGGATGGTCGCTCTCCAATATCGATGCCGCGATCGACAACGATCGTGACGACCTCGGCTTCTTGCAAGGCATCGCTAATGCGATGAAAGAAGTGCCGTGCACCATCGAACTCATCGACGGCACGGTGTTCCAGGGCAAAGGGATCGTGGCTGACGATCACAACTACCACACGGGTAAGGCCACCGCCGGCATCATGCTCGCGGGCGGCGGGACACTCACGCCGCAATAAGCGCGGCGGTTCACGACAATAACGAGGGAAACAATGGCTGACAAGATCACTGCGGAAGTCGCTGAATCAGAGTTTGCGCGTTGGGCGCAAGCGATGGATTTGACGCGCAAGCTCGACCCAACCGGACTCGACGCTGACGATAAGAAGTCACTCGAATCCAGCCGGCGCGCCATCACCGACGCCATGCTGGATGGCCACCTGGTGGTGACCGAGGCTGGCGAATTCGTCTATACGCAAAAACTCCCCGATGAAAAGGATAAGGACGCGGGGCCGATCACGTTCCACGAGCCAGACGGAGCGATGATCATGTCGATCGATCAGATCGGCAAATCTGGCACGCACGATGTGACCAAAGCGGTGATGGTGCTCGCGCAGATGACCAAGGAGCCCAAGCAACGGTTTGCGCGGATGAAGAATCGCGATCTGTCGGTCTGCCAGGCCATCCTCGGGCTTTTTTTGGCGAGGTAGCCACGCTGCTCGTCCAGCACGGCAAGGACGTACGGCTACCGGACGACCGAGAAACCGGCGCGACGCAGCACACCATTTTCGCCGTGTACGGCGTGATGCTGACTCACATTTGCCTGGATTTCCCAGGCCTTCCAGACCCGCGGACGCTTCGCATGTCGGAGATCCGCTTCTTCTACGACCAACTGCGACCGACGCTCCTCGAACGCACGAAGCGCTGACAGATGGCTGGAAAGTTCACGCTCGAAGCCATCTTCAAGGGCAACGACCAACTCTCCAAGGTCTTTGCATCCATCGAGGGGCGTGCAGGTCGATTCTCTGCCGGTGTCTCTGCCGGACTCAAAGACATCGAGAAGATCAACGGCAAGCTGCTTGGCGGGCTTTCGAACATCGCCAAGCAAGCCGCGGCCGTAGGCGCTGTGGTCGGCGGGATTGGTGTTGCTGCTGGTTTCAACGTCCTCAAGACTGGCTCGGACTTCGAGCAGGCAATTACGAACGTCGGCGCAGTTTCACTGTCGACGAGGAAAGAGATCCGGGCGCTTGAGGATGAGGCGCTCGAGCTCGGCCTGAAGACGAAATTCACGGCGACTGAAGCCGCCAATGCCATGGAGACCATGGCGCGAGCGGGTTTCACCAATGCCGAGGTTTTGGCGGGCATCCCGGGCCTGTTGTCGGCCGCGGCCGCTGAGGGCATCACGCCTGGTGAGGTCACGGAGGTTGTTGCCGCGACGATCAAGGGGATGCGTCTCGCTGCCAGCGAGACCAATCGGGTAGCGGACGTTTTCGCGTTGGCGTCAGCGAAAACTAAGAGTTCGATCATGACTCTCGGCGAGTCGATGGCGACGGTGTCCCCGGTCGCCGCGCAGCTCGGCGTAAGCGTCGAGGACGCGACTGCCGCCGTCGCTCTGCTGCAGGACACCGGCCTCGACGCCTCTGTTGCTGGCAGCGCCGTCGCGACGATGCTGACCAACATCTCGAAGCCAAGCACCGAGGTCGCGGCGAAGATGAAGGAATTCGGCATCACGTTCAAGGATGCGAAGGGCAACATGCTGCCCTTCGTCGACGTGCTGAAGAACATTCAGATCGGCGCGCAGAAGTCCGGCGGCAACCTCGATCAGATGGCGTTCTTTTCTGATCTTCTGGGCATGCGCGGCCAGAAAGCTGGATTGAACCTAGCCAAGGCTTTCGAGTCGGGGAAGTTCGAAGAACTCAGCAAGCAACTCCAGGGCGCCGCCGGGTCCGCTGAGAAGATGGCAAATATCCGGATCGACACGCTTCAAGGCGATCTCACTTTGCTCAACTCGTCGATCGATATCGTGAAGATCGGACTCACGAACCTGGGGAGCGACGGCCTGCGGAAGGTTGTTCAGCAAACGAACAACTGGGTGATCGCGAACAAGAGCCTTATCATCTCAAAGGTTCAAGACTTCATTCTCGACGTTGCGAAGGCGCTCCCAACTATCGTGCTCTGGGCGGAGCGCATCGGGAAAATGGTCATGGTTGTTGGCACATTCATGCTGGCGATCAAGATCGCAACGGGCGCAATGGCGCTATTCAACGCGGTCGCAGCTGTGAATCCCTGGGTGCTGCTCGTTTACGGAATCGTCGCGCTCACGGCAGCCGTTGTCGCTTTTTGGCCAGAAATCAAAAACCACGAACTCGCGTTCCGCCGTGCCGGCTTGGCGATCGTCGCGGTGACGACTGCCGTTGGCGCCGCTGCCGTGGCCTACGGCGTATTCCTTGCGGTGACCAACGCCTCGACGATTGCCACGATCGCATATGTCGGGTGGGTTTTGGTTGCGCGTGGAGCGATGACGATCTGGACGGTCGCCACGAATCTCCAGAACATCAAAACCATAGCTTTGACAGCCGTGCAGTGGCTGCAAACGGCCGCCGTCGCGGCCTACAACGGCGTGCTAGGCCTCGGTCAAGCGGCGATGGCGCTCTTCACGGGCGAGACTATCACCATGTCAGGCGCAATGACCGCGGCGCTCGGCCCGGTGCTAGCGCTCGTAGCCGCGCTGGGCGCGTTGTATCTCGCCAAGAAGGCCAACGACTCACTCAAAGAGGTCACGGGCGGTCTCGGCATGGGAGGCATCGCCTCCGAGATGTGGAAGCAGGGCACGTTTAGCCCCTTCACGGCCGTCGACGAATATCAGAACCAGCAGGCCCGCGCGAAGGCCGGTATGCCATCGGATGCGGCGCCGACAGTGCCTGGCGTGCCCGTGATACCCGGTATGCCGGCGCTCCCTGGGATGCCCGCTGGGCAGGACCCTCAGGCCATGATTGCCGCTCTCCTAGCGCAGCAGGGGGGCTTGCCCGGGGCAACGTCCGCGAAGGGTCAGGCGCCGGCGCAGAGCGCCAAAGAAACCGGCGAGTCGCTGGCAAAAGCCATGGGGCCCGCCCTCACCGAGGCGCTCAAGAAGGGCAAAGGCGAGATCACGGTCACAGTCAAGGGCGGAGAGGGAACCGTCGACAAGCAACCGGAGTCCGGGTTCGTGCTGAACATGACTCCGAGCGGAGCGTTCTGATGGTAGGCGTCCCGGCCAACCTCGGCCCCGTTTCGAGCCTCGCAGCAAAGCTGTTGGGGCTGCACGACAACGAGTCCTGGCGCGAGCGCATCAAGCCGGCGGCGTACGAGTCGCCGGTCACGGGAACCCGGGTACCGTTCGAATTCGTCGATGTCTCGCGAAGCTTCGACATTCGCGGCACGGCCTTCGATTTTCCGGGCGTAAACAACTCGTACGTTCAGCAGACCGGATACAGCTCCCGCAAGTACCCGCTCGTTTGCTACTTCTCCGGGAAGAACTGCGACATTCTCGCCGGGGGCTTCGAAGCTGCGCTTATGGAGCCGGGGATCGGACAGCTCGAGCACCCGATCTACGGCACCTTCCCTGCCCTCCCATTCGGCACCGTCGAGCGCGCAGACGCGCTAGCCACGGCAAATAACCAGAGCGTGGTCACGGTCACGTTTTGGACCAGCATCCCGGCGATCTACCCGTCGGACACCAGCGGCGGTACCGATGACATTGAGGGCGCGCTCGCGCTGTTCAACGCCGCGGTGTCGGCGCAGTTCGCCTCGAACACCCTGCTCAATTCTGCGCTGCGGAAAGCCAACGCGATCAGCACGCTCAAGTCGATGCTGAAAAAGGTCAAGGGCGCGCTGGCCAAGATCTCTGACTCGGTATCGAGCGTCCGCAACGAGTTCGGCGCGGCGATGGCTGCAGTGAACGGCGGAATGGACGTGCTCATCGGTGGGCCTCTCTCGCTCGCCCAGCAGATTTCGAACCTGATCCAGGCGCCCGGTCGAGCGCTCGCAGGTCTGTCCTCGCGCTTGGAAGCGTACTCGCGTCTCGCCGCGGACATATTCGGTTCTGATGCCGCGCTCCCGGCGAAAGCCCTCGGCTCGGCCTCGATCCTGGTCGACCACCAGGCGAAAGCCGCGAACGATTTCCACGTTGCGAGCCTGTTTGCGATGAATGCCGTCGCTGGCTCCGTGGTCTCGACCATCGCCCAGCCGATCACCGCCACCGCCGGCGGTCTGACCCCCATCTTCGGCAACCGAACTCAGGTGCTGGCCGCCGCTGCCGAGGTCATCGCCCAAATGGAAGCGATGGTCACGTGGCGCGAGAGTGGCTTCGCTGCGCTCGGCGCCGGCGTCGACGACCAGAGCCAAGCGCTCGACACCGGCGAGGCGTACGCCGCGCTGCAGAACGTCGTGGCGCGGACCGCTGGCTACCTGATCCAGGCCTCGTTCTCCGCGCTTCCCGAGCGCGCGCTGGTGCTTGATCGGCCGCGCACCATCATCGACGTGTGCGGCGAGCTCTATCGCACGACGATCGACGCCAAGCTCGACCTACTCATCAGCACGAACGACCTCACTGGTGACGAGCTGCTCGAGCTGCCTCGTGGGCGGCGTGTGGTCTGGTATCCCGACCAGGCAGCGTGATGGCCGAACAGCCAGAAAAGATCGAGCTGCTGATCAACGGCAAGAAGTTCGCGAATTGGTTCGACCTCGAGGTCACGCTCTCGGTCGACACGTTCGATTCTGTGGGCTTCTCTGCGCCGTTCAAGCCTGACCGCAAAGAATTTCGAGACACGTTCCGCCCGTTCAGTTTTGCCCCCATCAAGCTCCTGCTCAACGGCGACCCGCTCTTCAGCGGCACGATGATAGACATCGACCCGGTGAGCAAGGCGGACTCGGGAATGGTGACAGTGCAGTGCTACGCATTCCCTGCTGTTCTCGAGGATTGCACTTCGCCGACGAACGCCGGCTACAAGGGCCGGCGAAAGCCGAAGGGGACCGAGTTCCAGAAAGGCATGACGCTCCGGCAAATCGCGCAGCAGTTGTGCGATCCGTTCGACCTCGATTGCGAGTTTCGCGGCGACCCAGGCGCTGGTTTCGACCGAATGTCGATTCCGGTCGAAAAGAAGATCCACGAGTTCCTCGTGCCGCTCGCGAAACAGCGCGGGTTCGTGATCACGAACACCGAGACGGGCAAGGTCCTTTTCTGGAAAACGATCCGGAGCGGCGTGCCCGTCGTGCAATTCGTCGAGGGTGTTCCGCCGCTGGGGACCGTGCGACCGAAGTTCTCGCCGCGCGACTACCACAGCCAAATCACTGGCTATTCGCCAGCCAAGCGCGGCAAGCCCGGAGGCGGCCCGAGCACCGAGTTCAACCCATGGCTCGGCAAGCTGCTCGAGACGACAGCGCCAATCAACGAGTATCGACCGCTCTCGTGCAAGTTCGATGACACCGAGCGGGCCGACGCCCAAGCGGCGACTCGCGCAAAGATCGGTCGCATGTTTGGAAACTGCGTCTCATGGGACATCGAAGACCTGCCGACGTGGCGCGACCCTGATGGCAAACTCTGGGACCCGAACACCGCCCTTTCGCTGAAGGCGCCAAGTGCGATGGTGTACCGCGAAAGCGAGCTGCTCATTCGTCAGGTGAAACTGCGCCAGAGCACCGACAAGCTGAGCGCTGCGTTGAACGTGGTTCTCCCCGGGGCCTGGAGTGGCACCGTCCCTGAAACTTTGCCATGGGTTGAGTGATGGCGAGAAATGGCATTGTTCAGTCCGTTGAACGCGTCGTGCGCGACGACGTCCCGCAGGTCGAGGTGCGCGTTGACCTCGGCGGCGGCGAGCCACTCACGCTCGAGCACGTCGACTCCAGCGGCGAAGACAGCCCGCCAATGCCGGGGGACTCTGCCGCGATCAGCGAATCCACCGGCGCCGGCGCGGCGCGCAGCGCGGGCTACCTCATCCCGCTCGCCGGCAAGGCAGCGAACGGAGAGAAGAGGCTATTTTCTCGAGAACTCGAGGACGGAAAGACCGTCTCGGCCGAGCTCTGGATGAAGGGCAACGGCGACGTCGAGATCACGAGCATCACGACCGGCGGAGCGATCATCCTCAATGGCGTGCGTATCGACCAGCAGGGAAACATCACCACGCCGGGGGATGTCACGGTCAAGAAGGACACCACCCCGATTGTGCTCAGCACGCACAAGCACGGCTCGGGTACCGGCCCGACCACCCCGCCACTCTTCCCAACACCCTGATGCCGCTCAACCCTTCCGCGTTGTCGAGCGGGCTCCAATCGACATTCTCGGCGCCGCCTCCGAGCGCCGGCGGATGCGCGCAGGGCTGGGCTGACGCGGTGCAGTCCTGGTGTTCGAGCATCGTGCCCGCGTCGACCGCCGTCGCCAGCGCCGCGGCCACGCTGCAGGGTGCGCTTGCGGGCGCCTTAGCCGGTATCGATGCCGCGGCCGCGCTTGAGAGCGCCTTCAGCGCCTTCGCGGGCACGGTGGGCCTGGGAATGGCCGGCTACACGCCGACACCCCCTCCGGGCCCCGTTGGGTTTGCCTCGCAGTTCGCCGGCCCGAAGCCCGCGACGCATGCGGACGCCGCTGGCGCCATCGCGTCGCTGATCGACGCTTGGATGCGCACCGGCTCAAGCGTGCTGATCGCTACTGGCGTCGTCGTTCCCTGGTCGTGAAGAAATGGACGTTCTGCTTTTTCAGACGCCCGACGGCGGCGAGATCTCGTGCGCCAATGGCCAGCTCGCGCTGACCGAAGGACTCGAGGTTGCGGCGTACCTCTCGTGCTTTGGCGGAAACGCTGACGACTCTGGCCTCGAGGCGGACGACTCGAAGCAGTGGTGGGGAAACTTCGACCAGACCGATCCGGACAAGCGCTACCGCAGCGAGCTCCAATTCCTGCTGCGCACTCTCCCCCTGATCCCCGCGAACCTGAAACGCTTCGAAGACGCGGCCACGAGCGACCTGAAGTGGCTGACCACCAGCGTCGCTGACTCCGTTGCGGCGCGCGCGACGATGCCCGGCATCGACAAAATCAAGATCGACGTCGCGCTCGTGATCGACGGCAAGAACGCCAAGTTCAGCATGACTCCGCCAGGCCGCGCCCAATGAGTTTGCCCACGCCTTCAGTGCAGCAGCTGAGCGACAACATCATCGCTCAGATCTCGGCGAAGCTCTCGCAGTCCGTACCGTTTCTGCCGAAAGCGTTCATCAACGTCCTGGCGAGCGTGCTCGCCGGCGTCGTAGTGATCCTGTTCAAGTATGCCGGCTGGGTCTTTCTCCAGCTGTTCGT